GATCAAAATCGTCAAAAAGGATGGTTACTGGAACTATGATAAGTCAGAGTTCGACCGAGTTGCACCACTCCTGGATGATGACGATGCTCTGGAAGCCCTCTGGAAGAAGCAATATTCTCTAGATGCCCTTTCTGCAGCAGACCAATTCAAGTCTTATGAAGATCTTGAGAAGCGTCTGAAGTATGTTCTGGGACAAAAGACTGCTTCTCGCCCTCGCATTGACGAAGAGGTTGATGACGAGGATAACGATCGCGGTTCTTATACTCCAAACTTCAACTCACGTCGTGAAGAGAGTGAACTTCCTGAAACTCTCAGTAAGCAACTCAACAATCTCTCATCTAAATCTGATGAAGATGAAGACGATGCAATCTCTTATTTCCAGAAACTGGTTGATGATTGATTAGTTATAGAGGCGAATATTATCGCCTCTCTTTAAGGTTCGGGACACAAATTGTTCCGAACCTTTTTTGTATGTCATAATATTTTCTATATCATTAAACACAACATTTAAATATCTTTGCTTAAGTACAAAGATATTTCTTTTTTCATTTTCAAGTTTAGTCTCATAATCATAAAAAGTTACTGGAGTTAATAATTTATCCTGGAATACTCTTTCAGTTGAAGAAGTTCCCGGATCATAATATTCATAGTAATATGATGTTGGTGTTATGCTTGTGTCTTTAATAAATCCACCTCCAGTTTCCCAAACATTGGAAATAGATAGTCCAGATTTAATTATCAGTTGCCCAAAACTGTTTCTAACTTCTTTAGTTTCATAGTGATGAACTCCGTTATAAAAATTATCATATGTTTTATATTTTTCTAACATCACTTTATCAAAATTACTTTGAGTAAGAGGCCATTCTGATTGGACATTTATAATGTTATTTGAAAGTAGGACGACCCAATCTAAACTTTCATCTTCATAAAATTTAAAAGCAACATTGTCGGGTCTTTCATCTCCAATTATGCTATACTTGGTAAAAAATAAAAGGTTGTCTGCAATATCAGGTCTTAATGCACCTTTTCTAAAAAGATTTTTTACCTGTGTATATTCTGATATTCTTTTACTATCAGTTCCCCTAGTTACATAATCAAAGTTTGGTAATTGTCTGAAATAAGGAGTTGCCATTTTAGAATCCCATGTCCGCTAGATCTTCGTCATAATCTTCTCTATAAATTGGTTCAAGTTCACTAAAACTCATAGAGACATTATATGATGTCATAGAACCATCATCATTATAAGTCATATAATTTCCATCAGGAGTATAATCAACATTAAAACTTGTTAGTGCGCAAGTCTTTATTTTATTTAAGAATGGGTGTTGTTCACCAGTTTTGCCATAAATGTATTGTAATTTAAATACACTTGGAGTTTTTAAAAATAACCCAGTGCTACTTTTTTGAACTGCCATTGCCTTCTTAAAGAATAGAATAATCTTTTTGATTTCTTCTGATTCTTTTAACTCTCTTGGAGTTAGTTTGTAACTATAACTAAATGTCCTTAGATTTGGTCCAGTAAAAAGTAATTCAAGATTTGGATTTAAAACAAGACCAGTTGTTCTTCCTACAATGTTTGCTCCAACTGCTTGACCTGCAAAGTATTGTTTTATATAACTCCCCACAGATGAATCGTCAAGCAAAGTTTGAACAGTGTCTATAACGCCACTAGTTAAGTTGGAAGCAAAATTTGCAGAATCTCCTATGAAGTTTGATGCACTAATATTGGATATGCCTGTTATTGCATTAGAAGCTACTTGACCAAAAGCTGCTTGGATTGGATTTAAAGAATCATCCCCCCAACCAACAGAGTTTGAATCTGATATTCCAGGATGCATTGGTAGACAAACTGTTCCTCCATATTCTTTTATTCTTGTTTCAGTTGACTCTGATCCAAATTTACGATTACTTTCAATGGATGATAACTGTGGAGGTAGGTATTGAAACTCTGTGATTTTTAAAAAATCAAAGTCTTCATCATTATTTTTGATTGGATATCTAAGGCATTCACCACGACTAGTAGATAATTTTGTTCTAGTATCATTGGTATCTATGGTACTTAGTTGATCTCCAACTTCACCAGGACCTCCTCCAACAGCAGGATCTGTGGCAAAAGCGTCACTAGCAATAACACCTGGAGAATAAGATAGTTTGGCAAATTCTCTTGCAGTTTGAGGTGAAAGAGAATTTATTATATTGCTAGTTGCTGTTTTGAATTTTTCAGAATTTTGAAACAAATATGAATCTACTGGTTGTCCATTGAGATCATTAGGAATATTACTTTTTGAATATTCCCTGTTTGCTCCCCATGCATTATTTTGCGGCAGCCACTGACCAAACTTTTCTCCATTCTCATCAGAAACTGATGGTGGAGTGGATGGACTTGTATCATCTACTTCAACATTAGCACGAACTTTTATGTTCCTTTTATTGTTTGTTATTGGATCAAATGTATAAGAGTCAGTTAATAGTGGGCGCCTTATTATTGCCATTAGACATTTTCTAATTATTTATTAACGAATTCCTAATTCATCTTCTGTAATAATTTTAAACTCAAGAAGTCTATCATCGCACCATTCCTTTGCTGCTTTCCACTTTGCAAGATTTACTGCATAAGTTTTGGTTTCATGAATGAAAGACTTTGTTACTCTAGACTTTTTTACTGGAGGAACAGTTTGTTTTTTTGGTTTTACTTCTATCACATATGTTTTTACTTTTCCAGATTGTTCTTTAAGTTTAATTATAAAGTCTGGAAAGTATCTGTGAACTCTATTATCAACGGGAGATATGTAAGGGATGAAAAATTCTTCTGATCCCCAAGATATTATACTTTCATTTAAATCACACCACCTGCAAAATTTTCTTTCCCAAGTGCTTCTACAAATTATATTATTGTAGTCACCTTTGTATTTTTGAGGATTAGAAGGTTTATACTTTGATTTTAAACTTTCTGCCATATCTGGGCTACATAATATATAAGGTCAAATTATTTATAAATGGGAGCACCAGGAAATCCTACATATTATTCTGTAAGTGATCTCAAAACAAGAATACTTAACATAGCACAAACTTCAATATATCATGTGAAGTTTGCAGTGCCTCCTGCTGTATCTTCTTTTATTGCAGCAAATAGTAGAGGAGTTACGCCAGAAAATATTTCCAACATTGAGTTATTATGTTCTGAAACAACTTTGCCTGGAACCAGTCTAGCAACTCATGATGCTAATAATGATTATCATGGTGTAACTGAAAAGATGGCTTATCGTAGAATTTATGATGAAACATTAGATTTAACTTTCTATGTGGATAGAAATTATAATGTTATAGAATTCTTTGATGGATGGATAGATTATATTAGTGGTCTTGGAAGTACCTTTGGAAGGGAATCATACAAGAGTGCATATACTCATTATAGAATGAACTATCCAGAAAAATATAAGAGTGATATGTATGTTGTAAAGTATGAAAAGGACATTGGCAATATATTGAATTATACTTTTGTAGGTGCTTTTCCTACATCAGTTACATCTGTTCCTGTCAATTATCAGGCAAGTGAGTTGTTGCAGTATAATGTTTCTTTTTCATATATTAGATATGTAAGAGAAAGAAAAAAGATTACTCCACCATCAACATTAAAAGATCCAAAAGCACCTGGTGTTGTTGAGTTTAATAAATTTAATTTTGATTACAGTCCAGAATTCTTTGATTCTCAATTTGCTGTAAACAGAGATCAAAGATTTAGAGGTCCTAATGACTTCTTAAATCTTGGAAATCCTGCACTAGATCAATTTGGAATTAGAGATCAGTTGGGAAGACCTCCATCAGGAGCACCTGGACCTACTGTAGCAACATAATAAATATCATTACTGAACCACTTATAGGACATTATGCCTTTACCAACAATTGCGACTCCATCATATGAACTTGAGTTGCCATCGACTGGAAAAACAATTAAGTATAGACCATTCTTAGTTAAAGAAGAAAAACTTCTTGTTCTTGCATTAGAATCGGAAAGCAATAAAGAAATCTCCAATGCTATCAAGGCAGTTCTAAAGAGTTGTATTCAAACAAGAGGAGTTAAAGTAGAGTCTCTGCCAACATTTGATATTGAGTATTTGTTTTTAAACATTCGTGGCAAATCTGTTGGAGAAGAAATTGAGGTTAGCATCATTGCTCCAGATGATGGTCAAACTAGTATTCCTGTAAAGATTGCAATTGATGATATTAAAGTCACTAAAGAAAAGGGACATACCAATAAGATTAAACTTGACGATAGTTTGATTATGGAAATGAAGTATCCTTCATTGGACGAGTTTATTAAAAACAATTTTGATGTCAGTTCTGAAATGGATATTGATAAGTCTTTTGAATTGATTGCTTCTTGTATTGACAAGATTTATAATGAAGAAGAGGTTTGGTCTGCGTCTGATGTTACAAAGAAAGAACTGATTGACTTCTTAGGTCAAATGAATAGTGTTCAGTTTAAAGAAGTGGAAAGATTCTTTACCACAATGCCTAAACTATCTCATGAACTTAAGGTTAGAAATCCAAAAACAAAAGTAGAAAGTACTGTAGTACTAGAAGGGTTATCAAGTTTTTTCGCGTAGCGATGTCCCATATGGACCTTGAGAATTATTTTAAGATTAACTTTGCCTTAGTTCAGTATCATAAATATTCATTATGGGAAGTAGAAAATTTGATGCCTTGGGAAAGAGATATCTATGTGGTTTTACTTCAGCAACACCTTGAAGAAGAAAAACTAAAGCAACAACAAAATAGCGGATAAATTTTCATGGTAACCGATCTACCAAATAATATAAAGATACCTTCAAATATTACATACATTCAAGGTACTGATGGCGTTTGGGAGCCCGAATTTGAGTCTGATTTTGATAAGGCAGTTTACTATGCTGGAAAAAGTCCAAATCCAAGAAGTAAAAATCAAAAAAATGTAATAAAGTGGATCTATAGTCTTGGAGTTTCTTTTGATGAGATTAAAGATCATAGAAAAAAGATATTAGAAAAATTAAAAGATCTTACAACAAAAGATGGTGCATGGGACGATTACCCAAATGTTTTAGTTCCACCAGTATTTCAGAGTTTTAGCATTGAACAAGATGAAGAAGATGAACTCCCAGAAGGACTTGAAGAACTAATAAAAGAAGTCTCTGAAGATGAAGAAGATGAACTCCCAGAAGGACTTGAAGAACTAATAAAAGAAGTCTCTGAAGATGAAGAAGATGAACTCCCAGAAGGACTTGAAGAACTTTTAGATACTGTTAGACGCACATCGGTTGTATCCAAGAAAGTTGATATTAATAGGGTATTAAATAGAAAACCAAGTGAGACTATAAATCCGAATAATCTTAAACCAGAAGATACTGAATCTGAAAATACAGAAAAAAAATCTGATTCTGATGATTTTAAAAAAGATGTTAATGATGGAATCAATAAGATATTAGGTTCTCTTATTACTATCAAAAGTCTTCTTGATAAGCAAAGAAATGTTGAGGAGAGAACTGCAAAAACAGAAAGAAGATCTGAAGAAAAGAGAGAACAAAAAGAGTTAGAAAATAAATTAGAAAAGAAAAAAGAAGAAAAAGAAAAGACTAAGAAAATGCCAGAGGTAAAACCTATTGGCGGTTTCTTTGATATGATTAAAAGATTTTTTACAAATATATTGATAGGTGGAGCAGTATTAAAAATCTTTAACTGGATTAACGATCCAAATAATAAATCTTCTGTTGAAAGATTTAAAAATTTTATGGTGGATAATGCTCCACTAATTCTTGGCGGACTTCTTGCGATTGCTGCATTACCACTTGTTTCCACAATCTTAGGTTTTCTTGCACCGATTACTTCAATCGCAATTCCTGCTATTACTGCAGCATTTGCATTTCTTACTAGTCCTGTTGGATTAATTGCTTTGGCAACTCTTGCTGGTGTAGCAGTTGGTTATAAAGGTATCGAGTATGCTACGAATAAAGCAATGGAAAAAGCTGGGAAAATTATATATGGGGAAGGAAATGTAGCAAAAGGAAGATTTATAACAAAACTTAGAGATCAGTATGGTCGTATTGCTCCAAAAGCAGAAAAAGAAAAAATGACTGGTGAAGAAAAAACAACTGCAGCATTTCTTAAAATATATGATGATGCTCTGGTAAAACGTCAAAAAATTAATGATGAATTGTATAGACTAAGAACAATGAGTGATGATATTAGAGTTAGACCTAAGATTAAAGAGAAAGAAAAAGAACTAGAAGATAAAGATAAAGAACTTCGACAGATGGAAAGTCAAATATCCATAGGAGGAAAAACATTTTCAGAATTGAAAAAACAATTTGAAGAAAAAGGTGAGGCAGGACTTCCTCAAACTTCTTTAAGTAAAAGATTGTATCCAAGTCAACCAAAACCTCAACCACAAACTCCAACAGTTCCTGATAAAGAAACAGCAAATAAAGACGATGGAA